GTTGGTATAAACCACCGACGGTGCTTATAACACCCGGTGCCGTCATGTCTAGCTTGGACCATCCAGCAGCGTTGCCCGCTGCATCAGTGATAATGGATGTTCTTGTGTTGCCCTCAATCATGGTATCAGGATTTATGTTACCTTTCAACCTTAATTTTCCGGCACTACGAGAAGTCACCATAGCTTTTGTTGGATTCTGAACTTTCTTAGTTCCCATTTTTGATTATTGAATGTACGTTGTCGATAAATTGGCGTTTATCGTCGCCCCAGATTGCAGCATTAAAATAATTCTCCAATGCCACTTGCCCATCTGGATGTATGCCAGTCTGTTTCCAGAACGAATAACGTCCCACATCATCGGGCTCACTAGCCAAACATTTAGCATTCTTACTCAACCTTCGGTAACAATCAAACATTGCATCCTGGCCATTATAACCACCAGGTTTACCGAATCTGCCCAACATCCTGTAAAAGGAACCCATAACGGGTACATCACAAGCGAAGGATGAGCCACAAGCTGCTATATTAGCTAACCACGACCGATATTGTGTTACGTCGTGTCCAAGCTGCACTGCCGTAACGTCTTTTACTAAACAAGTCTTGACATTGCGAACCATTCTTATAATACCATTACATTTCAGTGGTTTGCATTGACAAAACTCAATATGTTCTAATTCGTATACGGGTGCTTCCAGGACAATTTTAAACCCAAAATCACTGAAGTAAGACTGTAAATCAGCAATATCGTTCTGTCTATTTTTCTCTAGAAACATCAGACAATCATCACCATTATTTATAAATCGAATTCTACAGCTCTTAGTTTTGATATAAGCAAAAGCCATGAGGCACATCAAAAATTTATTGCCTAAAGATGTGTTCATATCACCTGACATACGAGAACCTTTCTTATCGTACTTAAAAAATCCGTCAGGTGCATAAGCAGCTCCAAAATTATGTAATTGCCACTTCAATATTTGCTTCAAAAACTTGTCACCAGAACCAAACAAATCACTGTAGAAACTATGTTCGAATTTCAATGCCTCAACACTAACATGTTGATCAAACCGCGATGCGTCTAAACCAATGCAAACTGGATTACGGAATGATTCCCATGCTTCGTTGATGATATCACCTTGTTCGAACGAGTTATATTTACTCATAATGGTGGGCGATCCAAATAAATCGTCGATCGCATCATACACTTTGTGTTCTAATGGGAGCAGATATTTACCAAGTTCAACATTGTACCTCG